TACGATCGCGCTACCGCAGGTAGAATGGAAGAAGTAGTGCCTCAAGTTTTTGTATAGGCGGTAAGTTTTGGGTATTTTAGACAGATTGCTCGGTAGAGAGCAACGAGCGGTCACATTTCAGACGATGTGGGGCTCTGGCGACTACGAGGAGCTATACAGCCTGTCCGGAACCTCGGTTGACTCGCAGACTGCGCTTCAAATCAATGCCATTTACTCGGCTGTCTCGCTAATCAGCGACACCATCTCGACTTTGCCAGTAGATGTGTTCATTCGCCGTGACGGAGCCCGCTACCCATTCCGCCCACGCCCTACTTGGGTGAATCAGCCCGACATTGATACCACCAAGGAAGCCTTCTACGGCTCAGCAATCGTTTCATTGCTCCTAGACGGTAATGCGTTCATCCGCATCTATTCCAACCCACAGGGCGAGATTGTGAACCTTACAGTCCTAAATCCTATGGATGTAGAGATCAAGCGAACTGGTATTGGTCGTGTTGGCTTTGTTGTCCGTGGTGAGGACAAGATGCTCACTACCGATGAGATGATTTTTATTCCTGATCTAGTTCGCCCAGGTCACATCCGAGGCGTATCAAGAGTCGAAGCGCTAAAAGAAAACTTTGGCTTGGCGATGGCGCTTGAGAAGTATGCTGCCAAATTCTTTGGTTCGGGAACCCAGACCTCTGGCGTTATCGAGATACCTGGAAATGCAACTGCCGAACAGGCTAAGTCTATGCAGGAAGCTTTTGATAGCCGTCACAAGGGCTGGGCAAAGGCTCACAAGACCGCTGTGCTCTCCGGTGGCGCTCAGTACAAGCCAACCAACATCCCTAACGACCAAGCTCAGTTCCTAGACTCCCGCCGTATGGCTGTAGAAGATGTCGCTCGTGCTTTCAATGTCCCGCCACACCTACTGGGCCTACCTGGAACCAACACCTACGCATCTGTGGAGCAGAACAACCTTGCTTGGGTCACTCACGGACTACGCCCAATCGTGCAGAAGATTGAGGGTGCTCTAAGCCCGCTTATGGCACGCTACGCAGGCGGTGAGCAGGCGTTCATTAGATTCAACCTTGATGGGCTACTACGAGCCGACATCAACTCCCGTATGACTGCCTTTTCAACTGGTCTGCAGTCTGGCTTCTTGACTATCAATGATGTTCGCCGTATCGAGGACTTGCCTCCAATCAATGACCCATCGGCAGACACCGTGCGTGTTCCACTTGCAAATGTAAATGTCGAGGCTGCGGATCTATCAGCTCAGACCGAGCGTGTAGACATGGCACAGCGTTTGATTCAAGTTGGATTTGACCCAGCCGATGTTATGCGAAAGCTGGGCTTGCCAGCAATCGAGCACACTGGCGTAAACTCAGTGCAGCTACAGCCAGAGCAGGGCACTAATGCCAGTTAGAACCTATGGATACGATTTGGTGCAGAATGTTCGCACCTTAGTTGTGCCTGCCAGCGTGGAGCCGCAAGAAGTATGCATACACAATCACGAACACAATCAAAACCACGAAATCTTCCTAGGCAATGAAACTGTTACTTTAACAAACGGTATGCACGCAGTCGCAACTCAGACTTCAATTATTACCTTGCCACCTGGCGATGAACTATACGCAATTACCTCTAACGCAGGCGGATGCAACTTGAGAATAATGGTGGTGACTCAGCACTAATGACACAAGAACTAAGAGCAGCGCCAGGCACATTACAAGTTGGCGATTGGGTCAGTTGGAACTCATCAGGCGGAACTGCTAGAGGCAAGATTTATGAGATTGTCACTGACGGCGTTATCAATGTGCCTGATTCCAACTTTGAGGTAACTGGCACTGCCGTTGACCCAGCCGCACTAATCGAAGTTTACGAGCGTGTGCAAGATGGCTGGCGTTCAACCGAAGTTTATGTCGGTCACAAGTTTTCTGCCCTGACTAGCATCCAAGCACTAGAAGAAGTGGAAGAGGATGACGAGGATGAAGAAGATTCAAGAGAAGTCCGTGCAGTCAACCTAACTCCGCCAGCCTACATGAGAGCAGCAGCCCGTAAGGGTCTGATCTACTACGAAGAAGGTAAGGGTGGAGATGGACTGGTTGAAAAGACTATCCGAGAAGCTCGTGCAATGGCATCTGGCAATGTCACCGCTGAGAAGTGGGTTCGCATACGGGCTTGGGTTGCTCGTCACCTTGTTGATTTGGATTCGCCCGCCGCTAGACCTGATTCCCCTGATTATCCAAGTGCTGGTGTAGTGGCACATCTACTATGGGGCTCAGGGCCATCAAAGCGAGCAGCGCAAAGATTACTGACCTACTCCGAAGGTGTAGTTGCTAGAATTGAAGCTGAGAACGAAGGCCGAGCGAAAGGCGAAGCATTGTCAAAGATTGAAACTCGTGTTAGTCACACGAAGTTTGAGGTAAGGGAAGAAGCCGAGGGTATGCGGTTTAGCGGTTACGCCGCTGTATTCAACTCTCCATCAGAGCCTCTACCGTTTACCGAGCAGATTGCTCCTGGAGCCTTCCGCAAGTCCCTCCGTGCCCGTAACGACATCAAGTTCCTCTGGAACCACGACACCGGAGAAATCCTAGGTTCGACCAGAGCTGGAACAATGACTTTGATTGAAGATTCACACGGTCTTATGGTCGAAGGCTTGCTTCCGAACACTACCCGTGGTCGTGATGTCGCAGAGCTTCTACGCCGTGGTGACATTGACGCTATGAGCTTTGGATTCTCTGTTCCACAGGGCGGAGATTCTTGGAGTGCAGACGGCGCACAGCGCACTCTAAATTCGGTCAGGCTCCACGAGGTCAGTTTGGTTGCGTTCCCTGCTTATTCGGCAACTGCTGGAACCGCATCGGTGCGTGGACTTGACAAGGTTGCTACTCGCTCAGGCATTGATGCAGACGCTTTGGCTGATGCGCTAATCAAGCTTGAAGATGGCAATGACCTGACCCCAGACGAGGGCAGACTAATTACCCAGGCTGTTGACTCTCTAGTACCTACGGGAGAGCCAACCGAGGAAGCAGAGCCAGATAACTCTCAGGCTATGCTAGAACTCAAGAAGAAAAAGCTACAACTACTGATGAACAGGATTGAAAATGGCAACTAAAGCAGACATCAAGAAGGCAATCTTGGAGGTTGCGGGAAACCCAGACTCCGGTGTGATCTTCGAATACGCAGAGCGTTTTGCAGATGCAATCGTTGACCTAGACTCCACAGCAGTTGAGACTGCATCTGAGAGGTCAATCAAGGAAACCCGTGTAACCAAGCCAGAAGAGACTCGCTAGTCTCCTGCCAAGCAACGGGTTTACCCCACCAGAATCTCTTTCGGCTGGTGGGGCTTTCCTTTACCTAAAAGTGCTTGTCCAAATCAATGTAAAATTTACATAACGGATGTGAGTCAGCTCTGCCGTCATTCAGTTGAGCGTCAACGCCACTGGTATCCCAATAGAAACTATAAGGAGACTAAATGTCTGAGTTCATCAAGGCTCAGCAGGAACTCCGTGCTAACTTGACCGAGCAGATTCGTGATGTAATCGAATCCGCAGAGGGCGAGAAGCGTGGACTTGACGCTGCTGAACTACAAAAGATTGACCGCATCGAAGCTGACATCCGCTCAGCAGACGAGGCAATCGGCGTTGCAACCCGCAACGAAGAGCGCAAGCTAGAGGCAGCTGTAGCTGCTAAGGGCTTCGCACTACCACAGGCTGAGGAGCGTTCCGCTTCTGCAATTCTTCGTGACATTGCAAGCACCCGTGGATCTCACACCTTCGAGAAGCGTACTCTTGTACCTTCGGCTAACACCGTTCCAAAGTCGTTCTACGATGAGGTATTCGATGTAGCTCGTTTGGTCGGCCCAATGCTAGATGTTGGTCAGCGTATCAACACTGCATCTGGTGAGGACTTGACTCTACCTCTACTAACTGCCTACAGCACCGCAACCCTAGTTGCAGCAGCTGGCACTGTAGCTGAGTCTGAGCCTACCTACTCAAGCATCACCCTTGGTGCTTACAAGTACGGTCTGCTCATTCCGGTAGCCGCAGAGCTAGTCCAGGATGCGGGATTTGACATCTCTGCACACTTGGCTGAGCAGGCTGGTAACGGTCTAGGCTTCGCAATCAACACTGCACTAACCACTGGCGATGGATCCTCCAAGCCAAACGGTGTTGCAACCGCAGCTGGTTCTGGTGTAACTGGTTCAACCGCTGTTTCGGGTGCTTTCACTGCTGACAACCTGATTGACCTTCAGTACACCCTTGATGGCGCAGCTCGCCGTCTACCAGGTGTTGCTTACATGGCTGCTGGTTCATCTATCGGTGCAATGAGAAAATTGAAGGACACAGCCGGAAATTACCTCTACACCGTAAATGTTGGAACCCCAGATACTTTTGCGGGTTACAACATCATCGAGAACCCAGCAATGTCAGCTGCGGGTACTGGTGTCAAGTCTGTACTATTCGGCCACATGCCTTCTTACAAGGTTCGTGTTGCTGGTGGTCTACAGGTTGCTACCTCTACCGACTACGCATTCAACACTGACACCATCACCTACCGTGTGATGTTGCGTGTTGACGGTGACTTGACTCACGCAAGCCACATCAAGTACTTCAAGGGTGGCGCAAGCTAATCTCTTGAAACAAGCTGAAGCCCCCCGTGTTGTAGGTTGCACGGGGGGTTTCTTCTATGTAGAGTATTGCTATGACAACCTACAAACAACTCAAGGGTGCTGTAGCCTTAGCATCTAATACTCCTGGTATGCCTACTGGCTATGGAAACCAAGCAAAGCTTCTTGTGGAGCGTATGCTACGCCACGGTCTCAAGGTAGCCTCCCTATCTAACTACGGTTTAGAAGGCGCAAAGTCCACGCTCAACATTGATGGACATTCAATCCCACACTATCCAAGGGGTCTTACGGCTTACTCAACAGATGTAATGCCAGTATGGACTCAAGACTTTGCCAATAAGCACCCTGATCTAAAGACAGTGCTCTTTACGCTTTACGATGTTTGGGTTTACAATCAGCTCAAGTATGACGACACGATTGTCTCGTGGGTTCCACTAGATCACATCACCCTTCCTCCTGGAGTGCGTGAGTTCCTAATCAGGGACAATGTAAAGCCAGTTACGATGTCGCCTCATGGTCAGCGACAGCTAGAGGCAATGGGTATTCAGTCCACTTACATTCCTCACGGTATTGATACTTCGGTCTACAAGCCAACCTTGACTATTCAAAGCAAGCCAACCCGTGAATTTATGCAAGTACCGGAAGGTGCGTTTCTGGTAGGTATAGTTGCTGCCAACAAAGCAAACGGTCAGATTCACCGAAAGGCTTTTGCGGAAAACCTACTAGCCTTTGCACTTCATCAGAAGAAGTATCCAGATAGTTACCTATACATCCATAGCGAACCTTCCCGTGGCTACAACGGATTCGGCTTGGATGTGCTAATTACTATGGCTGGTATCCCGAAGGACAATGTGCTGTTCCCTGATCCTTATCAGCTTCGCACCGGATACGCAGAAGAAGAGCTGGCTGCCTTTTACACGGCTTTTGATGTTCTGCTAAGCACTTCATACGGTGAGGGCTTTGGAATCCCGACTATGGAGGCGCAGGCATGTGGCACAAGGGTCATTACAAGCAACTTTGCTGCTTCTGCCGACCTAGCATCCGAAGATAGCTGGAAAGTGGAAGGTCAGGCGTTCTGGGATGAACCTCAGTCGTCATTCTTTATGATTCCGTCTGTCAACGGCATAGTGGCGGCTCTTGATAAGGCTTACAACGCCGAGCGGGGCACTTCTCAGCAAGCCATTGACTTCGCCAAACAGTTGGATGTGGAGAAGGTGTGGAACGAAAGCTGGATGCAGTTCCTGCGAGAGCTATACAAGTGATTCCAGTATTAGGTTTTGCCACACTTACAAAGTTCGACCTAGCCCAACGCCTGATTGATTCCATTGACTACCCTGTAGATCACCTAGTAGTTGTCAATAACTCAGGCACAAAGTCTTGGGAACCTACGGTAAGTAAGGAATTTGTAAGGAATGTTTGGCACATTGAAGTTCCACACGGACTCGGTGCTAATGGAGCTTGGAACCTAATCGTCAAGTCAACGCCACACGCTCCTTACTGGGTAATCCCTAACGATGACGCATACTTTGAAAAGGGTGCGTTACAGACGATTGCCGAAGAGGTTGATACTGAGGCGTTCAACTTCCTAAACATTGATCCAAAATGGTCTTGCGTAATTCCAGGTGAAGGTGCTGTAATGAAGGCAGGTCTTTGGGATGAAGCTTTCCATCCGATTTATTTTGATGATGACGAGTACGAGTGGAGGATGAATAAACTTGGAGTCAAATTCAAAACTATCAACGCAACAGTCCACCACGACAACTCCTCGACCCTTGCCAGCGGGTATCACGAGCGCAATAATGTTACTTTTTCTCGTAATCAATCGTTATTTAGAAACAAGACGGCAGCGGAAGATACAGGCATCCGTGGCTGGTCACTCAAAGTCAGAAGGGACAACAGATGGGACTAAAGGTTTACACGGGAGGGACATTCGACCTGATTCACTCAGGCCATGTCAATTTTCTTCGGGCTTGTGCAGAGATTGGCGATGTGACCGTTGTGCTGAATACCGATGAGTTCATCACCGAGTACAAAGGCAAACCTCCGGTAATGAGCTACCACGAGCGATTCACAGTGCTCTCAGAATTCAGTTGCGTTAGAAACATCTACCCAAACACGGGCGGGGCTGACAGCAAGGAGACTATCGAGCAGGTCAATCCTGACATTATTGCCATCGGATCTGACTGGGCTCGAAAGGACTACTACAAGCAGATGGGTTTTACTCAGGACTGGCTAGACGAGCGAGACATTTCGCTTATGTACATCCCCTACACTCCAGGCATCAGCACCACAGAACTCAAGAGGCGAATAAGGGTAAACTAGAAGTATGGCGATTACTAATGGGTACTGCACTCTACAGCAGTTGAAAGACAGCCTTCGCATCACCGACAATGTGGATGACACGATGCTAGAGCTTGCTATTGAGACCGCATCTCGCCAGATTGACGACTACTGCGAGCGTGTGTTCTATACAGCCAGTGCTACTCGCTACTATGCCCCAAGGGACTCTTATGTAGTTGAGACTGACGACATCGTAAGCATTACAAGCCTAAAAACCTCTTCGGCAGCTGACGGCGTTTATGACATTACTTGGGCGAATACTTACTACCAAACCGAGCCTCTCAATGGCATTGCTGGCGGTATAGTTTCTCCGGTGACTCACCTACGAGCTGTAGATGACTACCTGTTTCCATTACAAGACGGTGAGACTACCGTGCAGGTTGTGGGAACCTTTGGTTGGTCTGCAATCCCAACTGCTATCAAGTATGCAACGCTTTTGCTTGGCTCTCGTTTGTTCAAGCGTATGGATAGCCCACTAGGTGTTGCGGGAATCGGTGATTTGGGCGTAATTCGAGTCAGCCGTATTGATCCTGACATTGACGCTCTTATCGCCCCATTCAAGAAGATGAGGTTTGCATAGTGGCTGACATCGCAGACATCCGCTCTGGGATTGCTACGAATCTTGCAACCATCAATGGCTTGAGAGTCTCGGCGGAGCTAATTGACAACCCAAGCCCACCAGTAGCCCTAATCAGCTTAGAGTCTATTGACTACGACCTGGCTATGAAGGGTGGGCTAACTCAGTACAACTTCATTATCACCGTCATCGTTGGCAGATCAGCCGAGCGAGAGATGCAACGCAAGCTTGATTCATACTGTCAGCCGACTGGGACATACTCAGTCAAGTCTGCTGTAGAATCTAATAGAACTCTATCGGGCGAGATTTATGACCTTCGGGTAATAAGCACTGGTTCGATTGGGTCAATACAAATAAACGACCAGACCTACTTGGCGGCTGAGTTTTCAGTCACCGTCTATGCATAAGGAGAAATAAATGGGTAAGTTCATTGCCACCGGAACCAAGGTGACTCTAAACGGAACAGACATCTCCAGCTCATGTGCCCGTGCAGAGCTGGTGATCAACGCCGCTGAAGTTGATGTAACAGATTTTGGCAGTGCGGGCTGGACTGAGGTCATTGGAGGCCTAAAATCCGGTCAGGTATCGCTTGACTTCCACAGCGACTTTGGAGTGGGTGCAGTTTCGACTCTATTCCAGCCGCTTGTTGGAACCCTCGGAACCGTAACCATCGTTGCAGCTAACGGCACTGCCGCATCTGCTTTGACCCCGCTATACACTGCAACCGTGCTAATCAACTCCTACAGCCCTATCGCAGGGGCAGTAGGCGACCTCAGCACCTTTAGCGTGACGCTACCGACCACCGGAGCCGTCACCTACGCAACCGCATAAGGATAAAGAATGAAACTCAACCTACAAGTTACTTTCGATTCAGGAACTTCTAAGGAAGTAGTGTGCAACGCTGCTGATCTGGTTGCTTTTGAAGATAAGTACAATGTGTCAATCGCTGCTCTGGGTTCCGAGACCAAGCTGGGCTACTTGCTCTTCTTGGCTTGGCACTCGGAGAAGCGCACTGGTAGCACCAAGGACTCCTACGAGACCTGGCTGGATTCAGTCGCCTCTGTAGGAGACTCAGGTAACGACCCAAAATAAAAGGGCTGGGAGATAGCTCCTCTCACTGGTTCATCGCTGGACTGGCTGTAGAGACAGGCATCGCCCCCAGCTTGCTTATGCAAGAGACACCACGAATGTTGTGGACAATGCAAAGATGGATCGCTGCTAAAAATGTTTCAAGGTCATAAGAGAACCGCCCTACGGGGCGGTTTTTCTTTTGCGGTAAACTTAGACAAGATGATTGGCGGTATCCCTTGGCTCTTCCTATAGCAGCAGCAGCGAGAGTAATTCCGCAAGCTGTAATGAGAATTGCTCCTGTAAAGGGCGGTCTCTATGGAGGCACTACCGGAGTTCGGTTGGAAGTGACTAACTGGAACGAAGTGATGAAGGTCTTAGTTAAGTTAGACAAAACTTATGTGACTGCTTTGCGTAAAGAGTTTAAGAAGATTGCCCGCCCAGTCCAGCAAGAAGTAAAAAAAGTTATTCCAAACAAAGGAAAGCCACCTTTGAGCGGAATGAAGCAAGTGCACTTTGGTCGCCTCGCTTGGGGATCTAACTACGGCAAGGGAGCCAAGCCATCAAAGTCTGTGCTTGTGCAGACCCCTAATACTCGTAAAAGGGCGTATCGGGGTAAGGACATTGCTATTGCCCGTATTCAGGTGCAGTCTCCTGCCACAGTGCTTGCTGACATGGCTGGTCGTAGAAGCAACACTAGGGCTCGCAAAGGGCTAACTCCAGAGTATGACTACATGTATACAGTCAACGGCAACAAAGTGCCTGGCAAGCGTCAGCACCGTGTCAAACCTTGGAACTTTGTGTCTAAAATTAGTGGTGGCGGTGGCATCCAGCAAAGGACTGCTTCTCGCTTTATCTGGCCTGCCGCATTGAAAGCTTTGCCTAAAGCTAGGCAGGAAATGGACAGGGTAATAACTGCTGCCAATGCAAGAGTAAATCAGCTTCTAAGGAGTCAAAATGGCGGGTAAAATCAATGCACCGATTACGGTTGCGCTACAAGGATTTGCTAAGACTCAATCACAACTCTCTCAGCTTGGTAAGGGTATTGCTTCAGTTGGTAAGACCGCTGGACTAGCTGCTGTTGGTTTTGCTGCCTTCTCCGGAGGTATTCAAATTGGTAACTTTGTTGCACAGGCTGTTGCTGGTGCTCGTGACCTAGAGCGTAACTACGCAGGTCTAAAAGCTGTATTTGAAAACCTAACACCTCGTATGAAAACCTTTAGCGCAACTGCCGAAGGTATGGGTCTCTCCATGAATGAGGCATCTAAGGCTTCAATCTTCATCGGATCAGTTCTAAAACAGTCTGGCTTTGCTATTGACGAGACCGCAGATCTTACTGAGCGTCTAGTTGGTCTAGCAACTGACCTATCTATTACCTATGGTTACGATGTGCAGGAAGCCCTAATGGGTATGACTGCACTATTCCGTGGCGAGTATGACCCGATTGAAAAATTCGGTGTTGCTATGAAGCAATCCGAAATCAACTCGGAGCTTGCTGCTAAGGGAATGAGCAACCTTGAAGGAGCTGCTAGACGCTTCGCAGAGCAGCAAATCCGTGTAGAGCTTTTATTTCAGCGCTCACAGGATGCTCAGGGGGCGTTTGCTCGACAGACTGGCACACTAGCCACCGAACAACTAAAGCTGTCAGCATCATTTGAAAATCTAAAAGATACTGTGGCAATTTCATTGCTTCCAGGTGTAGCAGATGCGATGTCCCAGATGCAGGGAATCATCGAAGAACTTGCCCCATCAATCCAAGAGGCTTTTGAAAAGGCTGCTCCGGTCTTTGAGCGCTTAGTAGATGCGATTATGCCTCTTATTGAGGCTGGCTTAGTACAGCTTATTGATAATCTCATCAAGCTAATTGAATTGTTTGACGAAGCTTCTGATCCAACAACTGAGCTAGGCGAAAGTCTTGCTGATTTGTCAGTCTCTTGGGAAACTCTTATAGACAGGCTAAAAGATAGTAGCACTGTAACTCTTTTCCTATTTGATGTATTTACGAATTTCTCCGATTGGCTAAGCGTAACTTTTATTGACGCTCTCCATGACATAACTTATGGTCTTACCGAGCTAGTAATTGGCTTTGAAATCATTGGACAGATGTTCCAAGCACTCATAACTGCTGACTGGGACACGCTATTTGGAACTGACTGGGATGCAGTTCTCGCAGGGGCTCTTGCCACTAATGATGCTCTGCAAAACCAGTCTCTTGCTGTAAAGCAGGTAAATGCTGACTTGGCTGAGACTGAGCGCCAAGCAAAAGCAAACGCCAAAGCAATCACCGAACAAGCGGCTGGGCTGTCTTTATCGAATCTTCCCAAGTACATTCGTGACAGCCTCAACGGGAACACCGCTGGCGGCGGTGGCGGTGGTGGCGGTGGAGAGCAAACCAAGGTCATCAAAGATTATGTCAAGGATTTTGCTGACAAAATTGCTGAAGAAGTCAAGAAGCAGAG